GGCATTCTTTGCCTCCATCATTTTCTTTTGTTCTTTCAGAAACATTTGCAGTTCCTTAGTCGAACCAACAAATAGGGACTGGTTAGTGGTGTTGTGAACTGTGGTTCTTTCTTGCTTCACATCTTTTAACTTCTTGTGTATGTCCAACAGATCCTTGTTGGCGTCTGCCACGGTCTTTATCATCTGTGCGGCGACTTCATAAGCCCTTGGACTTTCTGTTTCAGAAGCAACTTGCAAAATACCGTCAATTGCCTCGTTGCCTCGGTCAATGACTTCTTTAAGATTACTTCGAATTTCTTCGAAGTCTCTATCTACTTTTTTACTTTCGTATGATTCTTTTCTCTGGGATACAATTTCACTTTCAATCACTACGGGTTCTATATCAAAAACCTCGTTCAAATTCTTTTCTACATTATCTTCTTTCATACTGTAGCTCCGGTAGTATTAATCACATCATCCCCACCATCTGGATCATTGAATTGATACTTGGTTTCTGTAAACGTATACGGAGGACTTGCATTTGGTATTTCATGCGACCCATCGACAAAAATACCTGTACCTCCAGAGATTCCAATGTCGATACGAGAAACTGCACCAAAGTATGTATTCCCTGCAAGAGAACGATACTCGTCGCCTCCTGTATGACCTGTGATCTGACCAGAGGTGAGTCCGTCAAGATCAAACAAAGTAACTGACGAACTGAGAATATTCTTCGATCTCTTCTCTGGTCCGTAAAGATTTGCCTTGAGATTGAAGTTCATTGTCCAGATAAGTAATCTTCTTTCTTCAAAATCCCCAAGGTATTCGTAGTCCAGATTTACAGATTCAAGAATAATTGGAAGATCAATCTTTGTGTTGATATCAGATGTTCCACCAGCCTTTTGAAAGGTGACATTGAATTCTGGTGTGAAATACGGAAGAATTTGTTCTACAATCTGAAGTCCGTCTTCAAATGTGGTAGAGTATATTCCCAATTCAAAACCTAAATTGTAAGGCACTTCCGTATACTGATATGAAAGATATCCCTGTTCACCTTGTGTGTCTTTGATTCTTCTTCGATGTATTGTGTTTCTCTTTCGAGAAGCATCATAAGCCATTGAAACCATATTGAAAGACATACGAGGGAGTGTCATTTGAACGTGTGGGTTTGGATTTGTATCATCATCCAACCGAGTGTCCTGCTGAATTCTCTGGATGAACTTTTCTCTCGCTGCATAAGCAAGAGGAACCTGAACAGTAATCCTATCTGTACCATCTGCATTTTTCTTCACAATGGTAAGATTGTTGAACAGAGTACCGAAAGCAACTACAGAATTTCTAATAGTTTCGTGATAGAAGTGACTTGCAAACATCAGTAGTTACCCTCCGAGAATGGATCAACTTCAGAGAAGTCAAGAATAGAATTACTATCCGTTTGAACATTGTTGTTCTGTCCAAATCCATCTTGTGGGACTACTGCGCCTGCGTCATTCGTAACACCACTTATGTCAGTTTCGATCTGATCAATCTCAGACCATCCAGTGTCAATTTCTTCGTGTGAGTAACGGAAGAGTTGACATGAAAGTCTGTATGTGTAAAGTTTACCTAACTGGTAAAATGGATTTTCATGTTCGACGTATTTAACTTCAAATATGTAATTTGAGAGTGGGAAATAAATCAAATCACCTTCGCGTGGGTGGGTGATACTTTCAATATGACTTAACCCTCTTTCAAATATTTTCTTTGCAACCACAAGATCGACTGTATCTTGAATCTCTAAGCCAAACTGTGTAATCTGGTCATTGACACCGAAACCGTCAACGGACTCGATGTACATTTCCATTTGAACACCATCAGAAAACTTTGAAGCATTATCCTCGCCGAATATGGTATCTTCTCGCACAAGAGTACGAGGCATGTAAACCATATCCTTGCCATACATCTTGATGGCTTCAATGGTCAAGTCTTCAAGAAGCCGAGATGATGGTGCTGGCTTGTGATTGAAATAAGGATTTGTAGGCATTAGTTTATCCCGTCATGAAGTCGGGTGGGAGTTCGTATTTGAGTGATAACTCTTCTTCGAGTCTATTTTTCTCTTCGTTTGCTTCAGACAACATTTGTTGTGCGTTGAATTGAACACCGCCTGGGAGTTGGAGTCCTTCAAACTTGGAAAGATTTGTAGCCCATTGTTTTTTGATCAAAACGGTGGCGTACTCTTTGAGAAAACGGTCGTTGTAAAACTCTCGGAAGACTTCTGGATCTACTGCGACATATGACTCAAAAACAAGCCAATCGCCTACGTTTACCTCTTCGTCCCATTTCATGTCGAGATAGAGACGATTTGTAACTCTATTAAAACGAACCTTTTTCTCTGGAGTTAGAATGTCTTCCAACATCTCAAGGTGTCTCATTGTGATATCATAATTCTGAAGAGATACTGGATTGCGAAGGCCATAAAAGTCATTCAATGCTATTTGATATTTCACATTGAATAAATTCCCAGAAGTGTTTTGTCCGAATTGAAAACAACGAACAACACTTACTACTCTTTCGTCAACTAAATCCATGTTCAGATACTGATTATCAATATCTTCTTGAGTGATTTGGTGTTTCAGATATTGAGGTTCAACGCCGTCGAAATGATATTCTGTAAATAATTCGATCGCATCGTCGATACGATCCTCTACCTGTGCATCATCAACATTGATTTCTACGACTGGGTATCCGAGTCTACGAAAGCAGTAGTCTTTCAGATCCTGTCTGGAACTTACTCTTGCCATTTAGACCTCCGTTCTTTATTATGTATAAACGAAGGTCTTATGGTACTAGGAAATTGATCGCAGAGCTCTTACCAGCAATTGAACCACAAGAAATTGGATCACCTTCACGATGGACTTGTCTTCCGTTGATTAGTAACTTTTCAGACCCTCCCAAGGCAGATCCTGCGGGGTGGGATATCTTTGGATCTCCATTGAAAACATGAATGCCGATATATTGGTCCCCGACCAAAGCCACTGGTTTACCATTCACGAGCACATCCGAACTAGCTTTGATTGGAGTTGCAGGACTGTGGTTATGAGAAATTGCATCGTTGAAATCACCATCTAGCATTGGTTTTCGCATATCATGGTCCTTGATATTCTGGATATGATGTACCTGAAGTGCAACCATATATTGCAGTGTATTTGATCAGGTGGTTCTTTTCAGTGCCTGGGAAATCACCGAACCATTCTTGGTGAATTGCTTCTTGAGCATTGACATATGTGGATATGGATGATGGAGATCCCAATCCCGCACCAGACTCTGGATCGTCGATGGGGCCAGGTGGAATTGAACCGAGAGGAGGTTGACCTCCACTACATTGAGATGGATCAACCGTTTCTCCCTGTTGTCCATAATGTCCAGTATGGCAGTCTGTGCATCCAGATGTGGCACCAGATACTCCACCAGAAACGATACCAGATCCAGCCGCTCCAGTTTCACCATTATAGAATCCAAAGAAGTATGTATTACCTGCGTCATCGAATATCATTATCCATCCTTCGTCGGGATTCGTAGTAGCACCAGCGGTTGTCAACCCGTATGGATTCATAATGGTGCCTGGATAATGTGAATCACAGTTGAATCCAGTTACACCCTTATGAGCTCCGTCTGGGAAGTAGGCTCCGTAGTACTGGGACTCTAGAGGTACTGCTGGATTGTCTGTTATACTGGTAAGATTAAAATCAACATTATTGTATGTTTGTACACATCCATAACCAGCATTTTCAAGAGTGACGCCGCCTCCTACTCCATCATCACATTCACAATCACATAAAACTAAATTTCCACTTGGATCAATCAGGTACTCTCCGGCTTGTCCGTCGGCTGGTCCACTACTACCTCCATTAGTTTCCCAATTCTCGCCATATCCATCCTGATAAAACTCGACCGCGCCAGCATAACACAATGGAAGTGGTTCTGAAGTATTTTCATTGGTAATTGGAATGCCTGGAGGAGCGCAGAATGTTGGACAAACCCCAGATTCACATGTCAGTTGAATCTTATATGTGATAGATCCGTTCACGGATGACCAATATATATTTTCTGCTCCTTCAATAAGATCACTGGCACCAATTCCATCCGAAGTTGTTCCTACATAACCACCGAAAAGAAGTCTATGCCAATCGAAAGCATTTCCACCAGCGGTTCCACCCAAACAATCCGTGCAATTTTCACCAGTACCACCCCAAGTAGACAATCCATTCCATGTGTATGTACAGAAG